GCATCACATGACATACACCGAATTAAAAGCTGCCATCATTGCTTACACCGAAAATCAGGGGTTTACGGCCACTGATTTAGCCACGTTTACAAAGCAGGCAGAGCAGCGCATCTACAATTCGGTTCAGATTGCCAATCTGCGCAAGAACGTTACGGGAGTCTTGTCTTCCGGCAACAAATATTTGGCTTGCCCTAACGATTATTTATCCAGCTATTCTTTGGCTGTTTATCCCTTTGTCAGCACTACTGCAACAGGCACTGCTGGTCAATCAACGATTGTTGTAGCCAGCGCCTCGGGTATTGTTGTGGGGCAATATGCTGCTGGAACAGGTATTGGCACAGAAGCGGTAGTGACACTGATTGTGGGCACCACTATCACACTGAGCGTAGCCAATAGCGGCACCGTATCAGGGGCAGTGACGTTCCAAGGTGATTACACGTACTTGTTGAACAAAGATGTCAACTTTATTCGTGAGGTGTACCCCAACCCCCGGGATGTAGCACTTCCTAAGTATTACGCTATCTTTGGCCCACAGTCCGCAAATGACGCTGAGTTGTCGTTCATTTTAGGCCCAACGCCTGATGCAAATTACTACGCTGAGTTGCATTACTACTACTATCCACCATCCATTGTGACTGCGGAAACAACGTGGCTAGGTGATAACTTTGACTCTGCACTCTTGTATGGTTGCTTGGTGGAAGCCTATACCTACATGAAGGGCGAGCAGGATATGATGGTTTTGTACGATACCAAGTACAAAGAAGCACTGATGCTCTTGAAGAACTTGGGCGATGGTAAGCAACGTGGTGATGCTTATCGCGACGGTCAACTTAAACTGCCTGTGAGGTAATAGATGATTACAGCAGGACTTACCGATAGTTTTAAGCAGCAGTTGTTGTTGGGAGTGCATGATTTTGCAACGGATACGTTTCGTATTGCGTTGTATACCTCTTCTGCTACGCTAGGTCCCAATACAACTATCTACAGCAGCACAAATGAGGTATCTGGAACAGGATACACCGCACCGGGTCTGGTTTTAACAAATATCACTGTTCTCCTTTCACAGGGAGTGGCGTATGTTAATTTTGACAATCCTGCATGGGTAGGTGCAACATTTACCACGCGTGGAGCATTGATTTATAACGCTACCAAGGCTGGGAAATCAGTTGGCGTGCTTAATTTTGGTGTGGATCAGACCATGTTAGGCCAATCTTTTACTATTCAACTTCCGACAAACAATCCGGAAAACGCATTAATCCGCATCTCTTAAGGAGCCTCACATGAGCTTGGACAAAATCACCGCTACCGATCAAGTAGCCGCAATTACAAAATACAATACCATGCCTTCTGATGAGATGGCTATACACGGTACATACCATGCTGTTTGCTACGGCGCTGATGGGCAAGTCAAATGGGAAGCCCCTATTGAAAACTTGGTAACGACTGTTGGTAAAAACTTGACCTTGGATACTATCCTTGGCAACTCAGCCGCTGGCGCAGTTGTGATGGGATTAAAGGGTGTGGGCACTGCTAACGTTGCAGACACACAAGCTTCTCACGCAAGCTGGTTAGAGGTGGGTGGCACTAACGCTCCTGCTTATTCCGGTAACCGTCCTACGCCTTCATTTGCTTCAGCAGCCGCTGCAAGCAAGGCTACATCTTCTGCCGTGTCGTTCTCTATGACCAGCACAGGGACTGTGGCAGGCTGCTTTATCAACATTGGCGGTAGCGCAACTAAAGATTCAACCACTGGCACACTGTTCTCTGCTGGTGATTTCTCTAGTTCTAAAGCTGTTGTTAACGGTGACACGATTGCGGTCACGTACCAGTTAACTCTTACATAATTGTGGTAGGATACACTCTTTAACAGGAGTGTTCCATGACCAAAGTAAATCGTTTATTAAACATTTGGCGGGCTATGCACAATCGTTGCTACAACAAAAACCAAAAATCTTACGCTTATTACGGCGCAAGAGGGATTGTTGTAGACGCGGTTTGGCATGGTAAGTCAGGCTACGAAGCGTTCTTGCGCGATATGGGTGAGTGTCCTGAAGGCGGAACTATTGAGCGTATAGACGGTAATAGTAACTACGGGCCAACAAACTGCCGCTGGGCATCACGCACCGAACAAGCAAATAACAAGCGTAACAACAAGTTTTATACGGCGCACGGTAAAACGCAGACGCTGGCTTTGTGGGCAAAAGAACTCGGGTGTACATCACACGCTATTCGCCTGCGGATTAAAAACGGGATGACGATTGAAGAGGCTGTATCCAAGCCTGTGCCAGATCGACCAAATTCAAAATTAACAATGGATCAGGCGCAAGCAATTCGTGCGGGGTATCCTATGTTATCTGCACAAAAATTGGCAATGCAGTTTGGTGTTTGCAAAAAGACTGTCTTAAATATTTTGCACAATAAAACATTTGCAGAGGCATAATTTGATATGGCGTTAGCTTGGGGTGATGGCGCATGGGGTGATAACGCATGGGGCGGGGGAGAGACTTTTCCTGTCAGCGTTACTGAAACCGCCCTGATTGCTGATTCACCTGCGGCTGGGTTGTTGATTGACGTAAGTATTACGGAGTCGTTGACCGGCGGCACGTCTTGGGGCCAAGACGCTTGGGGTTCTGGTTCTTGGAGTGGCACATCAGGCATTCAAGATGTTCAGACTGTAGCTTTGACAATGAATGTGGCAGTAGATGAGTCTGCTGCTATTGCTGAAGCCCAGTCTGCTACTGCGGTGTTTGCGGGGGCTGTAACGGAAACTGCTGCTATTGCTGAGGTAAATGAAGCAATAACCAGCTACAACGTCAGTGTGGCGGATAGCCAGACCATTACGGATGAGGAGGCCGCGCAAACAAGTTACAACGAGAGCGTAGCGGATTCGGTTGGGATTGTGAGTGTAGAAGAGGCAGTTGCTACATTCTTGGGTGATATATCGGAGTCGATTGCAATAGCAGAAGCACAGGTGGCTGTGCTGATTATGACCATCAATGAGTCGATGGGTATTGCAGAGGGAACGACTGTAGGTACGTACTACCAAGAGTTTTTGACTGAGTCTGCGGCAATTACGGATACAAATACGGGTGGTGCAAACTACCGAGTAAGCCAGACGGAAACGATGGCTATAACGGAAACAAATGGTGGACGCTTTTTGTGGGAAATTATTGATGACACACAGGGCGTTACATGGCAAAATATCAGCAATCCACAAACACCGGGCTGGTCGGATGTTGATACAACTGAATCGCCCGGTTGGACACAAATTTCTACACAGTAGGAGCAATAAATGGCAAAGACATCCCTTATAGGTCTAACCCTCCCGGCAACAGGCACGTTGTCCGGTCAGTGGGGCGACACAGTCAACAACGCCATTTCCCAGATTGTGGACGTTGCAGTAGCGGGCACACAGACAATTACCGTTGACACAGACATTGATTTGGCGGTTACAGAGGGCACATACGCAAGCACAGGCCTAACCGCTAATAGCTCTCAATATGCAGTTCTCCTGTGCACGGGCGCACGTACAGCACTGCGTTTTATTAACACCCCCAAGCAGTCTAAGACCTACGTTGTCATCAACGATACAACAGGCGGCTTTGCGGTCACGGTTCGTGGTGGCCCCTCAACTCCTACAACGGGTGTAACGGTAGCGGCTGGTACACGGGCAATCATTGCTTGGAACGGTACAGACTTTGTTAATGTGGGCGGTGGCTCTGCTGCTGGCTCTGACACGCAGGTTCAGTTTAACAACTCTGGCGCTTTTGGTGCTTCTGCCAACATGACGTTTGACGGCACTAAGCTGACTGTTGGAAACATTCTGGACTCTGGCCTAACAGCAAGTAAGCCTGTCTTTACAGACGCTAGTAAGAACTTGGTGTCTACTGGAACTCTTGGCGTTGACCAAGGCGGTACAGGTCTAACCACTTTGACTGCTAACAACGTCATTCTGGGTAACGGAACATCCACACCCACTTTTGTTGCACCCAGCACAAACGGTAATGTTTTGGTGTCTAACGGCACTACGTGGACATCTGCTGCACCTGCGGCATCTGGTGTATCTCAAGCGCGTGCAACAATGATCTCTTTCATCTTCGGTTTCTAAGGAACTACTATGGCCAACCCGAACTTACTTGCCGCGACCACAGCGTCAGGCACAACTACATACCTCACACCCGGCGGTACAACTGCTCTGGTGCTTGTGCCTAACGCCGCATCTAGCGGTCAGGTTTTCAAGATCAACCAGATCGTTGCGGCTAACGTGAACGGCTCTTCTGCGGTGGACGCTACTGTGTCTATCTACACTAACGGTGCTGTGGCTCAAGGCTCTGCTCCATCTGGCGGAACGGCTTATCCAATTGTGTCTACAGTGTCTGTCCCTGCTGATGCTTCGTTGATCGTGACTGATAAGACTACAGGCATGTATTTGATGGAAGGCTCATCTATTGTGGTGACATCCGGCACAGCCAGCGGTATTACATACAGCATCTCATACGAAGTCATTAGCTAAACGGGGAGCAGTTCATGTCCAATCGCTACAAAGGCGGGGTTATCTCTGCAACACCACCAACTTTGGTTGCTGGAGCAGGTGCGTCTGGTACTTGGACATTGGAGCAGCAGATGCAGGCCACCGCTGCTGGCCTATGGCCCGTCAACGGCCCTTTCTATATTGAAGATGTGTTTAGCACATGGCTTTATAACGGCAATAGTTCTACACAAACCATCACCAATGGCATTGACTTGTCTGGTAAAGGTGGATTGACTTGGATTAAGGTCAGGGACTTTACATATAACAACTATTTGTATGATACGGCTAGAGGTGTTTCAAACGCCCTTTATTCAAATGCAACAGATGCACAAGCATCTAGTTCTAACTTTGCTTCATTTGATTCGACTGGATTTACATTAAATTCTTCTGGTGGTTTAAATAATTCTTCATATAAATACGCCTCATGGACATTCCGCAAGCAACCAAAGTTCTTTGATGTTGTGACTTATACGGGGAATGGAACTTCTGGCAGAACTGTGGCGCATAACCTTGGGTCTGTGCCGGGTTGCATCATCGTTAAAAGAACATCTGGTGACCCAATTGATTGGTTGGTTTACCACCGAGGAACTGATGCAACATCTCCGCAAAACTATGATTTAAAGCTAAACACAACTGCGGCTAGGGTTCTTCAATCAGGTTCTTGGAATGATACGGCCCCTACATCTACAGTATTTACTTTAGGTGATAGCGGAACAGGAAATACAAATGGTGAAACCTACGTTGCCTACATCTTCGCCCACAACGCAGGAGGCTTTGGCCTAACTGGTACAGACAATGTTATTTCGTGTGGGTCGTTTACTACTGATGGGTCTAGACAATTTTCTGTAAACCTTGGTTATGAGCCTCAATGGGTGCTTCAAAAACCAATTAATCAAGTGTTTCCTTGGCAAATTGTTGACACCATGCGTGGGTTTGTCGTGTCTGAATTTGACCAAGTGCTTGCCCCTAATACATCGGGGGCAGAAGGTTCATCCAACAACCTGATTCAACCAACAGCCACAGGTTTTAAATCCACAGGAACTGGTGATAGCCTTTACGCTGACGAAACCTACATCTACATAGCCATTCGCAGAGGCCCGATGAGAGTGCCTACGAGTGGGACTAGTGTCTTTGCGGTAAGCCAAGCGTTAGAGCCATCATCTTCGGCATTATTCACGGCTGGATTTTCGGATATGTCTTTGCACAGTCCACGGGTTCCCCAAACTGGTAATGGTCATCTTGTTACGGATAGATTGAGAGGTAACGGTGTTACTCTTGAAACACCATACGCTAATGCTGAAACAACATACAATTATTTTAAATACGATTCAAATGCTGGAGCGTATATTCCAGCATCTGGCTATTTCAACAACGCTGGTGGCGGCGCTAATCCTTATGTGTTGTCGGCGTTTCGTCGCGCTCCACAATTTTTTGATGAGGTTTGCTATACAGGGACTGGAAGTAATACAACTCAAACGCATAACTTAACTGTTGCGCCTGAGTTAGTAATAATTAAATCAAGAAGTGGCGCAATTGTTTGGGTAGTTGGAAGCACAGCAATTGGCTTTAGCAATTATTTGCTTTTAAACGCAACAGATGCTTCTGCTTCTGGCTCTAATGTATTTAATAACACAGCACCAACTTCAACAGTATTTTCTATTGGTACTGGTTCTGGCACAAACCTAGCGGGAACAACCTATGTCGCCTACCTGTTTGCCACTTGTGCTGGTGTTTCCAAAGTAGGTTCATACACAGGCACAGGCGCGACACAGACCATTAACTGCGGCTTTACAGGCGGTGCAAGATGGGTGATGATCAAACGCACTGACAGCACGGGTGCTTGGTATTATTGGAATTCTGCCAGCGGAATTGTGGCAGGAAATGATCCCTACTTGACACTGAATACAACTGATGCTCAAGTAACAAACACCGACTATGTGGATACTGCAGCTACGGGATTTGAAATATCATCCACAGCCCCAGCCGCAATCAATGCAAACGGTGGAACCTACATTTTCCTTGCCATAGCTTAAGGACAAAACATGAGTACAAAGTACCCCGGCGGGTTTATCACGAAGTCCCCAGTAGCGCCAACATCATCGGCGGCTTCTGGTATCTGGACGCTTGACCAACAACAGCAAGCTCAGAAAGCCGGTACTTGGCCCAGCCCACCTATATTCATTGAGGATTTGTTCTCAACGTATTTGTATACAGGCAACGACTCTACGCAGTCCATCACCAATAACATTGATATTTCAACTAAAGGCGCACTTGTCTGGGTCAAAGGTCGTTCTGGGACTTATGGAACTTTTGACCATACTTTAATAACTACACCAATCAGCAACACAACTGCACTTAGCTCAAATACAACTGGTGATGGTTTTGGTATAGGTGCTTCGGCTTTTTCTCCAACAACTACAGGATTCAATTTAAATACTGCAAGCGCATCACTTAATAATAACGGAACTAACTACGTCTCATGGACATTCCGCAAGCAACCAAAGTTCTTTGATGTTGTGACTTATACGGGGAATGGTGGGTCATCACAAACAATTAACCATAATCTTGGCTCTGTGCCTGGTTGTATGATTGTTAAATCTACTTCTACTGTAGAAAACTGGAAGGTCTACCACAGAAGTTTAGGCACACCAGCGTATCAATACCTTTTAAATCTAAACACTACTGATTCTAGAGACTTTACCACTTCTCGTTGGGCTTCAGACCCAACTTCAACAACTTTTACAGTAGCCTCAAACGCAGATGTTAACGCTTCTGGTGTTACCTACGTCGCCTACCTATTCGCTCACAATGCAGGAGGCTTTGGCCTAACTGGTACAGACAATGTAATTACTTGCGGAAGTTATACGGGAAACGGTAGCGCATCAGGCCCAACAGTAACACTTGGGTACGAGCCTCAGTTTGTGATGATTAAAGCGGCTGTAAATGTTCGCACAAGCCCTGAGAGCTATAACAACTGGGCAATGGTTGATGTTATGAGGGGAATGCCAAACCCAAAGACGGGGGTTGGTTATGCGTTAGGCGCAAACTTATCCACTGCTGAAGACGGAGGATTTTTAGCCGCTAATAGTACCGTAGTTCCAACAGCCACGGGTTTTCAAATTACTGCCAACGAAGCCATGTACAACTTTAATGGCGCTACCTATATCTACATAGCCATCCGCCGTGGCCCAATGAAGACCCCGACAGTGGGGACTAGTGTGTTTGCGCCCGTTACATATGCGGGAAATTCTGCGGCTCAAACAATCACAGCAGGTTTCCGAGTTGATATGGAGCTTGTTGGATGCCGTACTGGTGGGCAAGGTTGGGAGCAAGCCTTTGCAGATAGACTTCGTGGTAATGGTAGAGTTTTATCGTCTGCATCTACGGGCGCAGAAGTAGATTGGAGTGCCAATTTAACAAATGAATTTCAGTCAAATACAGGTACAAATAGAACAGACGCATATTTGAACTTTTCAAGTTTAACTTTTGTAGACTGGATGTTCCAACGCGCCCCCGGTTTTTTTGATGAAGTTTGCTATACAGGGACGGGAACTCCTACAAACTTTACGCATAACTTGGGCGCAGTTCCTGAGTTGATGATTGTTAAAAGACGTGACGATGTTAGTATTTGGGCGGTTTATGCCGCGCCACTGGCAAACGCGGCAACAAATTACTTCCAACTAAATAACGACAACGCAGTAACAACGGGCAACACGATTTTGTGGAACTCAACAGCGCCTACAAGTACTGTTTTTACTATTGGCGCATCATCAAACATTAACACTGTTGGCTCAACAAATGTTGCATACCTATTTGCTACCCTCGCAGGTGTTTCTAAAGTTGGAAGCTATACAGGTACAGGCGCGCTTCAAACTGTTAACTGCGGTTTTACTTCAGGTGCTAGGTTTGTACTCATCAAACGCACTGACAGCACCGGAGACTGGTTTACTTACGACAGCGCACGGGGCATCACATCAAGCAACGATCCGTATTTGTTAATGAACAGCACTGCCGCTGAAGTGACTGGCACAAATTATGTTGACACCGACACAACTGGATTTAAAGTAACAGCCGCCGCACCAGCAGGTTTAAACGCTAACGGTGGCACATACATCTTTCTCGCAATTGCTTAAAAGGAGCACATCATGGAAATTCGTTTACGTTCAACAGGTGAAGTTATGTATGAGAGTGAGTTCCGTACTCGCTTCGCTCAGAACTTGCCACCCCGTCCAGTAACACAAGAGTGGCTTGACAGCTACGTCAGCGACCCCGCTGGTGACATTGTGTTTGAAGGCCCACAGGCTACAGGCGGTACGGTATATCAGTACAGCCAACGCTCTGGCGTGGAGCAGCTTGACGGCAAGTGGTACACAAAGTACATCCTTGGCCCAGTGTTTACAGACCGCGCCGCATCAGAAGGCCAGCCTGCCCAGACAGCCGCCGAGCAGGAAACTGCATACAAGGCAATGAAGGACGCAGAGCAAGCCAAGTCTGTACGTGCAACTCGTACCCAACTGCTCAAAGACTGCGACTGGACACAGATTGCCGACAGCACTGCGGATAAAACTGCATGGGCTACCTACCGCCAGCAACTCCGTGACATCACAAGTCAAGCAGGTTTCCCTTGGACAATCACTTGGCCTAAAGACCCTAACTGGGTTGAGCCTGCCTAATCATGTGGGACTGGGCTGAAGCATTCATTGCGGCGGCCTGTATAGTGGCCTTCGTCATCTATGGCACGTACA